GGTGAGGGCTGTGCCTAAATTACCGCTACCGAGTCCTACGTTGCCTGTGCCACCTGTTAAATCTAAAACGTCAGTAATTGCAGCACCCGATCCTGCTCCGTCAGCCACGACCATCTTAATACCGCCATTCGGTATTACGACATTCGAGCCTGTGCCTTGGGTTAAGGTAACTGCGTAACCTGCTGAGTTCTGGATTATCCAGACTTTATTAGCTGTATTCGGTGCGAGGGTAACTGTGTTGAGTGCGGTAATGGACCCCGCTAAAGTCATTACCATAGTTCTTGCTGCGTCTGAGGCTCCATCCGCTATAGTAATCGTGTGCGTAGTGCCTGTTATCGTTTCTGAGCCACTGCCGAAGGCTTCTCCGATAAGCTCTAAATTCGTATTTGTTGTTGTACCCCACGTTCCGCTACCATCTCCAGTAGCCATTTCGTTGAGTCTTAGGTTATTAACGTATGTACTTGCCATATTATTTCCTCTGTAAAAATTATATCATTAAGCTGCAATATCTTCCCAATCAGGGTCTTGTGATGTAGATACTTCACTATAGTTAGGTGTTTGTGAAGTAGAAACTTCACTATAAGTTGTTGTTTGTCCAGGTACTACATCGCCCCAAACTAATAAATTCTCTAATGCTCCTGTTCCATATACTCCTGTTAGAGATATGTTTGATACTCCAGTGGCTGTTAGACTGCCTGCCGATCCTGTTGCTGCCCCTAATGTAACTGAAATTACATTGTTGGTTACTAAACTTATGCTACCTAAGGAGGTAGTTCCAACCACTGTTGTTGGATAAACATTGGCATCACCAGTAACAGTTTCATCGCCCTGAGATACTGTAGATGCGGTTCCGCTAACTCCCGTAATCGCGAAACCTGCTGCAAGAACAGTGCCTACGGCTCCTGTTCCTGCTAATCCAGTTTCTGCTACATTAGCATCTCCGCTAACTGTCTCTGTACCTAATGCAGTAGTTCCTGCTAAGCCTGTTACAGCTACATTTGCAGCCCCAGTAACAGTTTCAGAGCCTAAAGCTCCAGTCGCTGCAACCCCTGTTTCTGCTACATTAGCATCTGCCGTTATTGCTAAAGACCCTAATGCGGTTGTTCCCGCTAAGCCTGTTAATGCAATAGGGTTTTCTTTACCCCAAGTATCAGAACCCCAAGTTCCTCTACCCCAACCAGTTACACTAGCCATTGGCTAACCTTAAGCTATTCTAATAACAGCGTTACTTGCGTCAGCAGTAGGAAAAGTAATTGTGAATGATCCAGCAGTTGAGGTTTTATCCGCGCCAAAATCAAAAACTGCTACGGCAGGATCGCCTGAAGCAGAATCATTAAATATCATACAACCTCTTGCAGTTATGGTTGCTGTACCAAAAGTTAAATCAGCAAAATCCGTAAAAGCCGTAGTTCCTGAAGTAGTTGGGTCTATACGAGTTAAAGAATCTCCTTTTGCCGTATAGTTGGTTCCACTTGCTTCTTGACTTGTTGAATAAGCCGTTGTAGAAGCACTCATAGTGGCTGAACTTGTATAAAGTGCCAATCTGAATGTGTCCCCTCCTGAGAGTAAAAAATTGTGTTTAGCTTGAAGTAACTCGCTCTTAAACGAAGTACACATAGCTTGTGTTATAGCCATTACAGCCTCCTTATTATATTTGCTAGGTCGGAATGACCTTGTTTTTCTAATTTATTACATACAGTACAAATATGGTTTTTTATTCCTTCTTGCACATAAAATGTAATTACCATTTTACATTTATCTCTAAATGCGTGAGCTTGTGCTTTCACCATAGGATCGGCAGTATCGCTTATAGAAATCAGTTTATTAGTAGCCATTTCAGCTATCTCTTCAACAGTATGACCTCGATTTTCAGTAGTTTTAACTCCTAAATCACCTATTGATATTTCAAATTTATCTGTTTGCATTAGTATTTTTTAGGTTCTGGTGGTTTTAAATCTATATCATTTCTGTCTATCATACCAACTGGTTTACTTTTTTCTTCAATTTCTAAATCAGAAAACTTACAAACCTCTATACCAGAACCATTTTGATAAGTAACTTTAGGATCACGCAGCCTATGATAACCATATAGCTTGTCTTTAAGATCAATATTAGTATCTAATAAAGATGATCTAGGAGATATTGATACAATTATTCCTGCGTCCATACATTTAGCTAGCCAAAACTCAACACAAGCCCTACCTGCTTCTGCAAAGTGCATATTACTTTTGTAAGTAAAATCTACACCAAATACGGAAATACTCTCTACCCTTTTCCATAAAGCAAACGCAATAGAGTAGGCAATTGTGTTATTAAAATAAGAACAACCCGTTTCTTTTACAACAGACTGTAATGGATATTCAATAACAGCAGGAACCCTAGCATCTAATTCACAAGAATAGATAGGATAATTTGCTAATGGCAACTGTGTTCTCATCATATCCGTCATGCTGCCAGCATCTTCAGTATCTAAAAATCTACTCATGGGGTCCAATATAAATGCTCGATCTATATTAGGTAATGCCCCAATCATTGCATTAATAGCCCATACTTCATCAAAAATAACACTATTAACTTGGGACAAATGAAAATCTAATTGGCTTTGACCCATAGCAACTATTGCAATGTTCTTGCCTTTTAATTGCTCTATGAATGTCTTGTCAGACATTTATTCTTCTTTGTCCACTCCTGTAAGCGTCTTTTCTGTTGTAACCATCTGATTCAAGCGTAAGGCGCTCTAACGCTTCTTTAAATCTTTTTTCGTAATTATTAAGAATATCTTGTTCACCTTTCATATAAGTATAAGCTTCAGCTAAGCTTCCGTATAAAATAGCTTCGCTAGCATTAGTTCCAAGCCATGAAGTTCCGCTTGAAGCTGCAGTAATTGACTCAGGAATATAAAAATAATGAATCTCTACTGTGTAACCTGAATTTGGTGTTGGACCAACTATAAAAAAATCATCATCAAACTGTGCGTAATACTTTGGAACACCTGTTGTAGCAGATGCTGGATATGCTTCCCTTATAAAATTAACGTCTTTATTCATTAAATAATTGTAATTACTATCGCCATCTATAACAGCTAATGAATAAGGGTATAAATAATCTGTTGGAGTTGCTAAATAAGCATTACCACTTGTAACTGTTCCTGTTTGATTCTTTCTGAAATTAGGAAGTTCAACGGATTTAATTATTCTATTTTCAGCTTGAACGATTATATTTGTCATATTTGAAACAAAAGATGTTTCAGTATTTTCAGTATAATCTTGTATAGCTGATTTTAATGTTGTAAATGTCCAAGCCATATTATGATGTACTCACTGTTAATTTTCCTACTTTACCTTCCATTTTAAGCCCCATAGTGCTTGATCCAAATTGGACCATTCCTCCACCTATAGGATTCCATGCAGTATATCTAGTAGAATCAGCTTCTCCTCTGTCAACTCTAGGGTTAAACAATGCCTGAGGATCAACAATATTTAATTCACCAAGTTTAAGTTGAGGTTGATCTTCGTCAAAACACTCTCTACATACTCTTAAACCATTTCTTTTGCTATCTTCTATTTGATAGCGTAATTCATTCAGCTTATAGGTAAAACCGCATCTATCGCAGTCTCCTAAAGCTTTTGTTGCTCTTGCATAACTCATAATTTTATTTAAACCAACCTAAAACTTTTTTTCCAACCTTATCTACTACTGCAACTCCTTCCGTTAAAACCTTTGGTGGCTTACTTGCTATCCCTAAAGTTGCTCCCTCCGTAAATCCTTTTGCAAATGCTTTATCATCTGCTGTCGGTTTTTCTAAATTGGAAATAGTTTTCGGATTAATCACTACAACTCCACCAAAATCTACATGAGGAATAACATTAGAAGTGGACAGTTTTAAATGTAGATCACCATGTTTATCGTACCAAACACCAGCATCCATACTTGCTCCTTTACCTGGACCACCATCTACACCAGCCCATACTTTTGCTTGGTTGCCATCAGGATTCACATAACTCCATTTCATAACATCCGATACTGTTACTCCAATATGAGCAGATACCTTAACTTCCATTCCCCTACCATCGTGATTGTCCAAAGACGCATCAAAACCTTGTGTAGCATTTACTGTTTCTACATTACAGATATGGTCAAAGTTCCATTTATCTGTGTGTACCCATTTCTTCCCAGTCTCTTTTTTAAAATAAAAATTTCCCTTGTCATCGGTATAAAAACAATCTTCATCAGCGCTGTTACTGATGTAATACCCTGAAGGAACTTTTTGTTCTACTGCCATTAGTAATTAAGATATGATAAGTCAGGAACAAATCTGACTGATGCTTTTTCTCGGTCCGCATCACTAACATCGTTCCACAATTCATCATATTTTTGTTTAATCATAGGCACTCTTTGCAAAGCCTCTGGATTTTTACAAGCAATATTATAAGCTAGCGCATAAGTCAAACAAGGCAAATACCTTGCTGGAACATCTGCGTTATTACTAGCAGGCTCACCCACATCCTCTATTCTTTGAATATAGTCATAAACTAAAGTATAGGTTTCTGCACTATCAGGAGTAGCCCATAAAACTATATTGGTTGTTGATACACCCTTGTCTATATAAAACTGAGTTGGTTTAGATTGTGTAAGTTTTGTAGCCTGATGATTATATTGAGTTCTCGAAACTCTATTCATTCGCTGGTCAAACTGTTTTTCCGTATCGCCTGAATCAGTCCTAATAAAAGCATCAACGATATCCAAAGCAGAACTTGGTAAAGCATAACTGCTTGTGCCAGCAGTAACTGCCTGTGTATTTTGCTCAATACTCCAAAGATTAGTGCCTTTATTTTGCCACTCAAGAAAAACTAGATTTAAAGCTCTTTTAGCACCTCTATAATCATAGCCTGAGCGCATTTCCATACCACAAAGATCATAGGCTTCTTCTATGATGTCGCCTATGTCTAAGTTAAATGTAGTGGTTCCGCTTGTTGCCATTTATTTTTTCCTCTTGCCCGCTTTGTTTAAAGCTATAGCTACTGCCTGCTTCTTGGGTCTACCTTCTTTAACTAGTTTAGATATATTCTTGCTAATTGTTTTTCTGGATCGACCTACACTAAGAGGCATAATTAAGTTTTTCCACCGCCAAATGTTTTTTTGACATATTCCTTATAAGATTGAGCTTGCTTACCTACTTCGGTAGTTGTTCCGCCCACTGCACGACCTGGCAAGCTATTAACTGCTTGTCCATAACCTCTTTGTGGTATTGGTGGTACTTTTTTAGCTGTAAATGTACCTCGTGCTGGTCCTTCAATCGGACCACCAGCCCGTTTTTTTACTTTACCACCTTCAGAATAGTCTTTCGACTTTTTAAATCTAGTGTTTCTTCCTAATCCTTTCATATTATTTTCCTAATTAACACACACCTATAATACCCTGAATAATCAAGGTATTATAAATATGCTACGTTAAAAATTATTTCTTTTTAACAGATTTCTTTTTCACTGGCGCTTTTTTCTTAGCTGGTGCTTTTTTAGCTTTTTTCTTAGGCGCTTTACCGCCCATATAAGCCTCATTAACATCAGCCGTAGTTGGATCATCAGCTACAAAATGCCCTTTCGCATTCTTAGCTCTATCTCCATTCATTTCCCCACACTTACGTTCTGCATCTTCTAAATCAGGATCAGGACCAAAAACAGGTCGATAGATACCATCATCATCTAATTTTAGAACCATGTATTGAGCAGGAAATTCGCTAGTTTCAGAAATGACATATTGCTTTTTTGCCATTATCTTCTCCTGTTAATCAGAGAACACTTTAACCATCTCTAAAACGATAGAATAAGTGTCTCCTGAAGAGTGACCTACTGTTGTAAAGAGAATGTCACCATTTTTACCACTACCTGCGTTATTTGGAATACCACCAAAGTCTTTGAAATTCATGTGTCCATTACTACTTTCAGCTAATTCCATTAAAAGAACATTAGCGGTAGCGTTAAGAAACATTTGAACAGACATACCAACGATGGCGTGACTCACTCGCATTACTCTAACCTCAGAACAGGAAATACCTGCTGCATTGGCTGCTAAAGCAGATACATCTACTTTAGCTACTGCGGATTCGCCACTGCCATCGCTGACATTGGTAAACTTCATAATACAGTTTCTTTCACCATCTTGGATGGTCTGTGAAGTTACTGCATCAGCCATTATTTACCCCCTTACTCGAATGGAGTAGCTAATGAGCCGTCACCATGAAGGAACGCTTCACAGTGCCAAACGGATGCACTTGTAGCCACCAGACGAATAACTCCGCCTACCAGCCAACCTTGTGCTGCTGATCCCAAGTCAATGGTATCGTCATCACTGGCATCAGGAATAAAGGTATTATTATCTGTTGCAGTTGCTGGATCAAACAGATAAGCAAAACCAGAGAACAAGTCACTGGAGTTATCCGTATTGATCTGTCCTGCACCCGTGAAGGTTGTACCAACGATGAAGGTGTAATTATACCCTGCTGCGGCAGTGGGTAGTGTTACCACGATCCCTGCTGCCCTGTTAAGGGTAAAAATCGTACCTGAGTCGGTTGATTCAACGCTCTTGGTTGCAGACGTGATGCTGCTGACGTTTGAATAGGCAGATAAATAACCTGTCGTAGTAATATTACCACTAGAGTCAATATCTAAATTGGTTGTAATAGCCCCTGTGGTAGAACTCTTGCTGATTTGTTCAAATCCGCCTTCTGATCTAACTGGACCATTAAATGTTGTGTTAGCCATTATTTTCTCCTAAAAGAAAAAACTCTATCATCTTGGCAAGTCTGCTAGGGCAGTTGATAGAGAAATTAAAATTACCCCTAGATATGAAAAAAGGAGACCCCCTAAGAGGTCTCCTCATTGCTCTTACGAGCTTCCAGGTGATCCCCAAATACCAAGCGGATCAGATACCCCGAAGGAATATCTTTCTCTAGCTTTGTATCTGACGTTACCAGTGTCAAAGTCTCCATCCATAGATGTAGTCATTGGCGCTCTAACGAAATGTTTCATGCCATCAGGAACATCTGTTGTGATAAAGAAAGCATTTGTATCAGTTAAATAATGATTAACTGAATAACCTTCTGGTATCACACCATTTGTAACGATTGCATTAACATCGTTATCTGCCGTACCGACTCTGTAATCACTCTTTAAAAGCCTAGTAGCTGTAAACTGAAGATCAGTTGGAACTATTAGCCTTTTAGGTCTAGCTGCGATTTTAAGCCCTCTTTCATCAGTCCACTTGCTGATTTGAATGATAGCGTTTTCTAAAGACGTTTCATTCAAGTCTGCAGCAGTTGTGGGTCTGTTAGAGTTCTTACCGCCACTAACCAATGGATGACCATCACCGCCAGTTACGCCATCACCTGATGCTGTAAATAAATTTACACCATCTCCTGATTGGTAACTATTAGTGAAACCATTATTGAGTGGGAAAGCCGATTTGACTTGCTTTGTGTAAGCCATCGCACGCGACAATGCTTTGGTGTATCTGCCAGAGAGAGAAACGTATAGATTATCTTCCATAGCCTCCTCTGTAACAGAGAATCCCATTGCAATTGTTTCGTGAGTGTAGCGAGCCACAAAAGATTCTTGTGCAGTATCGTATGCGATAGCTGAACCTTCATCTTTAACGGGTGCTGCACCGAAACCTGATAACTTAAGTTCTTCCTCGAATGATCTCTCAGAATTTTCAGTTATATAGATTTCCTCATGCTCGTTTTCGTACTTAGCGTACTCTTCACCAAACAGGGCATTAAGTCCTGGGAGAAGCTGTTTAAGCTCTTGCGCTCTTGATATAGCTGCCATGATTTACCCCCTTAACCTATACCAGTCGCTTGAAGCAACTGATGCCCGCCTGTACCGAAAGCGGATTGTGAATTGAATACTACTAATACATCTGTGTAAGAATCACCAACTTCACTATCTGGACCATCAATAAAATCAATGATCTTTACAGGTAGTGTATTGGTTGTTGCTACAGTAGATATATCAACAGAGTTTTTACTTCTTCCAATCGAAGTTGATCCTGCAGTTTGTACTAAAGCGCAGTTTTTACCAAGATCATCTTGGTCTGCTGCACCATCGCATTGCATTTGCATTATCAAAAACGGATCAGAAGCAACGTACGCAACAATATCACTCGCAGCAGTTGATGCTGGAAAATATTGATTAGGCGTAAATTGACTTGTCGTTGGGTCAGTGTAAGCACATCCAAGAAATATTCCTATAGGAGTACAGGCTGTTGTCCCTGTATCTTTAGCTATAGTCGTATTAGGATTGTCGTCAGCCCACTTTACAACATCTCCGTAGAATATGGAAGTTCCATAAGCACTTTTGATTTTGTAATGTGTAACCTTCGCATTGTATGCACAAGACACTAATGATCCAACAGGTGTTGCTCCAGAAGGAGTTGCACTTGATGACATAATTGTCTCCTAGTTTTTGTTAATATTAAGACTCTAAGAGTCTTTGCCAAAAGTCGTTCTCGATTTCCTTTCAAATACTTGTTTAGGCATACGAGAATCGTTATCTTTTAAAAAGATGTTATCAACAGATTCCATTTGAGTATGAGCCTTCTCTCTAAAGTGTCGGTCCCTTGCTTCCGCAAGCTCTTGTGGCATCTTGCATAATAACTGCCCACCAATTTCTATATTCCCTTTTTCAGCCCATTCAGAATTATGGTCCATCATTTGATTTTTCATCTCTGGGTGATCTTCCATTTTGGAAGGCTCCCATCCGTCTCTAAATTGTCTTGATACATTACGATTATCAGTTTCGCCTAAAAGGGCTGTTCTGATCCATCTAAATGCCCATCCTTCTTGTGGGTCGGGGTCTGGTAAATTGATAGGATTTTCCCAACTTTCTATACGTTGGGCAGCATCTCTGCTATCTAAAGCCCTAGGGCTACGCTCTTGGCTTGTAGGAGTAGTCTCAACAGAAGCTTCCTCCACTTGATCTTTGTTATTATCAATAGTGTTTTCTTGCTCTGCCATGTTAACTCTCCTTCAATAATTGATTTGCATACGTTTCTGGCGTGATCCCAAGTTGACGAGCTAAGCTAACTTGAGTCTTTGTCAGACGTATTTGCGTGGGTTTTTTGTTTCCGCTATCCCGCGATGCGGATGCAACAACTGTTTGTGGTTGTCGTTTTGGCGTTTCTTCAACAGCGACCATTTCTGAATCGCTATCAGCTTGAACTCCGAAAAAGCTTGGAAATTCTTTTCGCATTGCCTTATCTACTTCTGAATAATATTTTTCAGCATCTGTAGCTGGCTTAATGCCTTCTTTACTTAACCTCTGATCTATATATAAAGAAAATGATGTCATTTCTTTATGAAAAGGCTCTGATCCCATAAACCATGGATTCTTCTGCGCCCATTTTTCCATATCAGGGTCTAATGTTTGTTGTGTAATTTGTTGCGCTACTTCGGGCGTAGGCGGCATATTTTGCAATATTTGGTTTTGAACTTGTTGTGCAGTCGAATTTGATTGCTGCTCTGCCAATGTTGCTTTTGAAATAAGCTCTTGCGACTTAGCCATTGCATCAGCATCACCTTCTTCATAAGCCCTTTTATATGCATCTGTAGCACTTTGCTTTGCCCATAAAGCGTTATTATGCGCTGTTTTATTTAATACCTGTCCGCCTTGATCCACCATTTGCTGCAAGCGTTGATTTTGCTGCATTATTGTTTGCAATCTGGTAGTGGCTTCTTTCGCCATCCTGTCTGCAGATTCTTTTGCTCTACGTTCTTCGTGATACTCGTATTTTATTTGATTAATACGATCCGCAGCTCTTTGACTATAATCTGATATTTCTTGGTCAACATCATCATTATCAACCTTTGAATCAGCTTCTTTAGATTTTTTAGGTCTACGATCTTCTTCTGGTGTATCGTCAACTATCTCTATTTCAACTTCATCAGAAGAATTACCTTTAATTTCTGTAGTAACGCCAAAAAACTTATCTTCTTTAGATTGCGTTACATCACTTATATTGGGTTCTTCATTTACTATTTCAGTATTCGATTCACTCATGCTCTTACCACTCCTGTAGGATCATCAACAACAGCTTCCACTGTGTCATCATTAATTAAACGAAACTCTTGTCCATACATTTTGATACGAGTGCCAGAATAAGCACGAAATATAACCCAATCGCCTTTTTTGCACCAGGCTCCAGAGGGGAACCTTTTTGGGTCTTGATAGCATTCTTCTCCAAGTTTGAGAATATATCCGCATATATTAGATAATTCTTCATCCTTAACAGTAGATGCTGCTTTAAGAATACCGCCTTCAGTCTTTTCATCGACTTGAGGCATAGCTACCAATATTCTCCAACCTTTAGGATCAGGAAGTTGACTTTTTATCTCTTCTGAAACAATAGGTTCTTTTATACTTTCAGGCTCTTCTATATTCTTTAAAGCTTCTTTTGTCATATTGCACGATCTTTAGGAGTCGAGTTTCCTATTCTTCTTGGATGTGTTTTTCAACCCAATCCAACAATTCACGTTCTGCAAGGGCTAAGCCCTCGATTATTCCAGCCATCTTTTGATAGTCACTGTAATCTTTACAAGCGCCTGTCGAAATATGGTCTGCGTGTTGATTCATAACACCTCTGAGCCTTTTTTTCATAAATTCTGAAAGAGATAACCCCTCCATAATCTTTGCTTGCTCAGTGATATTATTCTTCATTCTTATTGCTATCTTTCGCTATTTGTATTCCGATGTCAACCCCTTTCGTATAATCTTCTCTCGCTTGTTTATCTTTAAGTTGTTGTGCATCTAGCAAATCGCTAGCAATACGCTGTCCTATATTCATTCCAGCTATTTCTTCTTGTGATGAAATTCTTTCTTGTTCTAATTTTTCCCTGCTTGCTGCTTTCTGCGCTTCAAGCTGTATCTTGGCTTGTCCTTCTTGAGACTTACGCTGAACTTCAGCTTCTTTAAGGGCGACCTCTCTTTCCTTCATTTGGATCAATGGGTCTTGTTGTTGTTCTTGTATTCTTTGTTGTTCTGCTTGCGCTTGTGATGTCGCTGAAACTCTAGTAGCTGCTTCTGCAACTAAAGAAGATATACGCTTTTCAACATCTGGTGGTAAAGCTTCACCTTCAGGCGGTAACTCTACACCCATTTCTCTTTCAACTTCTTTTCTAAATTGCATTGTTAGATGCTCATTAACATAAGCTGATGCTGATGCCATAATTGATTGTGCTGTTGGCGATGCTTCTACCAGTTGCATAATGTCTGGATTTTGTTGTGTAGCCACAATTGTCTGAATATGCGCTTCGTGATCTTGGAATGGGAAGGCTTTAACCGCTTTGCCATTAATAATATTTTGAACCGCACTGACTGGATCAACTGGTTTAACGTCATCGTCTGTGGGAACAATATCCTCAACATTTCTAATACCAAGCACTTCAAGCATTTGCCTGTGTAATTCTGGCAAGTTATACATTTGAGGCGCTGTTTGTGCTAATTGCATAGCAGCTTGATACTGCATAATCCTCTGTGCCATTGTTGCAGCATTTGGATCAGATACAGGGAGAACATCGACTCTTTCATCAAAATCTTCCGCCTTAATAAACTCTTCTTCATCCATTTCATAAGGATAAGCGGGATCGGTAAAGTCTTTAATTATGTCTACCAATATATTAAATTCTTTTCTCATTGAAGCATGAAGCCTAGCCTGAACCGCAGACATTACTTTCATGTTTCTTTCTAATAGGGCTAAGGTAGTACCTACAGGTGCCTGATTATTCATATCAGAAACCTTCATATCATTCATGCTAGCAAAACGCCTACCTTCTTCTACAATATTGCCCAATAACTGATAGAGCGTTGCAGATGGCTCTTTATAAGGTAAAAAGGTGATATTATCTCGGATTGCGCCACCTGGAACATCTACATCTCTAAACTCACCAGGCATGATTGGGGTATCATCGCCTTTGATTCTAAGACCTCTTGCCTTTAAACCACCAGGTAAATTAGACAATGTTCCTGCATCTACCAGTTGTCTTAATATAGAAGTCGCTGATTTAGCAAGACCACCTACCATGTGAATCAAACCAAACCCATAGAAACCAATTCCAGGAAGATATTGATAATGAACAAAGTGCATTCTTCTTAATTTAGCAGAATCTTCTTCGTACCAATTTCTTCTGATACTTAAAATAATACCGCTTGGGTGATCTATCGTTACAACATAAGGTAATGCAACACCAGTTTCTTCCCCTTGTGCATCTGTATCTTCATAGCCAACAAGGTCTAAATCAACCTGCATTTCAAGTATTGTATGACGATCATCGTAGTTAAAAGTATTAACTTCACCTGTCATATCGTCATATTTCTTCTTAATATCCGAATATTGACTATCAGATTCTG